ATGTGTCAAGCCGTAAATGGCTCTCTCTGATTAAAAAGAGGCCCGCCTCGCGGGCGGGCCCTGTCTCAGTCAGGGTTTGCGGGGTTACGCCAGGGGATTTTGTTCTGCTCCGGCTTCTTGTCGCCGGGGCCTTTGAGTTGTTCGGGCGGGATCTTGGGCGCGTGCGCCCGCCGCACTTCGCCGATCAAGGCGGCGCCGACAATGAACACGGTGCCGATCAGGCACTGCATCAAGCCGTTGCTTTCGTGCAGCGCGCCTTTCGCCATACCGCAAGACGCCAGCCCTGATACCCATAGAGCGATACCCGCCAGGTTGAAAAACGTCACCACGATGATGGGTCAGGATTTGTTGGTCGGTGCGCTGGGTGTGTCGCCTGGGCAGTTGCTGGTATCGGATATCAGCCATCCCTTGAGCGCGGTGCTGATCACATCGAGTGGCGTTTCGCTGGCGTAATAGCTCTTGACGGCAGTCCCGTCAGTCAGCGGGGTGAGAACAATGGTGGTGATGACGCGATAGCCGGTGATGGCCGAGAAGGCCATCGATACTTGCGCTTCGTTCGCGGACTTGTCGCCGAATACAGTGGTCTGCGATGTCCCTAAAATTCCCAGCTTGCGCTCGTAGCAGCTCTTCATCTGCTCCAGCACCTTGCGGTAGGCCATGTCGTAGCCCTTGGGGGTCGTGAAGCTGGCGCTCGAACCCGGCGCGGCGCGCAAGGCTTCTGGTGTGGGGCGCGTCACGCTGCCGGCGCATCCGGACAGGACGAGGATCAGGGCAAGAAATGGCGCGACGCGCATGGTGTGGCCTCCAATGGGTCAAATTGTACCTTATGCCTGCGTCAATATGTCATAGTACTTTCGTTCGATTGTCATACTGCTGGCGACGGGATAGCATTGCACCGGCCGGAAGTTCCGGAAACAAGATCAGCTGGAATGGTTTGCTTTGGCCTTCGGGAACTGCTGCGCCAACACTTCGGCCCGCTCAATCAATTGAGCCTGTCCGCGCTCGTTCATGCGCTCGGCCAAGGCGATCAGTTCATCAATAAGCGGCGACCGTGGTGATGGCTCGCGAGCGGCCAGACGCGTCACTTTGTCGTCGGTGGAATAGTCTGAACTGACCAGTAAATCTTCCGGGCGGCGCTTGAAGGCGCGGGCTATGGCGCTCAGATTCTGGATCGTGGTGTTGCCGTCGCCGTTGCGGGCGCGTCGAACCGTGCCAAAGCCGACGCCTGATTTGCTGGATACTTTTTTAAGTGTATCGAGCGCCGGCGTGGCAGCCATCCAAGCATCAAGATTCTTCGCTATTGTCTTTGAAATATCCATATCAGGATTGTCCGTCAGCTGAATAGCCTCGCGTGGCTATTGACAGGAGCCATAAACGGCTTTAGAGTCGCCGTCCATGGATACCAAGCCCCCGATGTACGACTTCGTGATGGCGAAATTGCGGTCACGCCGATTGCCTCAGCGCAAGGTGGCTGCCGAATCCGGCGTGCCGTTCTCGACCCTGACCAAGATCGCCCAGGGGCAAATCAAAGAGCCCTCGGTGCATTCGATCCAGAAGCTGCACGACTATTTCGTGAAAGTCGGCGCTGGCGACACGGTGCCCGAACCCCACCAGGAGGCGGCGTGAACTCGCCGGTTTGCCAGTGATCGAATACGTCAATTTCCAGCTTGCGGGCTGGGTTGATTGGTCGCAATCCCGTTCCGAAGCGCCACCAGATTGGCGCGCGCGCCTGGTGTCGGCATGGGCGAAGTTTTCAACACGTGGTCGAGGTTGTTGATGATCTTCGCTATGACTTCCGGGTATAGCTCCTGCAAGGCATTGAGCAGCAGGCTGACGGCGACTTCCTGCGCGATCAGTTTGTCGGCGACAAAACCAAGGTCTTTGTTCATGGCCAGTCCTTTCGGGTGGGGTGCTGTGTGGAAACCTCATTCGGGCGTGCATGGATTGGCCTCTTTTCCCATGAGCTGCCGTCCGGCCGCTCTCCATGATGCCAGCGTAGCCGTGAGCGCCCACGCCGTCATCGCCAATAAAAAAGGAGTTTGGTCATGACGTGCAAGCCCATGCCGTTGCACCCGCTCGACACGCTCTACCAAGCGTGCCGCCGCTATCCGGGAGGCATCGAGGCCCTCGCGCAGCGCTTGCACATGAGCTACGACACGCTGCGAAAGAAGCTGCGGCACCAGGTGGAAACCCACCATCTCGCCTACGACGAGGAGCTTTCGGAGATTCTGTTCTGTCTCGACGAGGCCAAGGTGTCGGACTGGGACGGTACGCTTCATGCACTCTGTTGGCGCCATGGCGGGCTGTTCGTCCCGTTGCCTGCCCTGGCTGATGGCGCGGACGATGAGGGGATGACCGAGGCGATCTGCGAATCGGTGAAGGAACATGCCGAGGCCGTGGCAGCGATCGGAGAATCGCTGAAGCCTGACCGCCAAGGCAAGCGGCGCATCGATGCGGCAGAGTTTCAATATATCGAGCGGCAGATTGAGGAGGCGATGGGCACGCTGGTGGCCATGCGCGACCGTGCGCGCCGCAGACACGAGGCGGACTTCCCGCCCCAGACGAAGGCGTTGAAGCGTTGAGCGCGGGCAACACCCTGGAACGTTTGCCGCGTGATGCTTGATCGCCGTGTGATGGCTACCCAGCATTGCGCCGCGTTGGACGACGGTTCGGAACGGTCCTGGTGTATGCACATGCGTGATATTTCGCCCTTGCTTTCATTTGCAGTGCTGGCATCCGGTCGAGAATCGGCGCCGAAGGCGATGCGTCTCAGTCGTCCGCGCGAGCCGGATTCCGTCTATGGGCGTATCCGTTCGGTGCTGGAGCGGTCGCCATTCCGCGCCGTTCGGGCGCGTGATGTTCGGGCGGCCTTGGTGCGCCAAGGTGTGGTGTTGAGCCATGACGCGGTGTGCCAGAAGCTGCACAAGATGCGCGTCCGGCGCCAGGTACGGCAGGTTGTGGTTCCGGGTGAATGGTTTTCGCGGTGGCAGGCATGGATGTGACCGCGCCAGACGGCGAGTCGCATGGGGTGGCGTCATGACGGTCGCGCCTCGCTCGATATGGTCGCCGATCCTGCCGGTGCCGGACGACGCGCCGGCGGCGAGTGTGAGGCACGGCAACCGCGGCGAGCCGCTGCGGGTGCTTATTTATCGGAATCCCGAGGATCGGCTGCTGGGTTATTCCTGTCGCTTCCTGACGTCGACTGGCGAGGCCCTGCAGCTTCCGCTGACTTGGTGCCAGGATCAGGATGGCATGTGCGCCTGGCGCTGGATTCAGTTTCAACGTTTGCGGCCCTTGTTCGGCCTCGATCGCCTCGCGGCGGAGCCCGACGAGGTCGTGGTGCTGTGTTTCGACGAGCATGCGGCGGACTGGGCCGGCAAGCTGTTGCCCTTCCCGGCGGTGTCGTGGCCGGGTGGCGCGCGCAACATTGATGAGGTGGATTGGGCGCCCCTGCGCGGGCGCCGAGTATGGATATGGCCGCCATTCACCCAGGCCAGGCAAAAGCTGCGGCGCGACGTGAAGGAAGGCGCGGGTGTGGTATTGCCGCGCGAGCGCCAGCCGGGCTGGATCGCCGCATTGAAGCTGGAGCGCATTGTTACGGGTTACGGGGGGCAGGTGTCGATCATCGACCCGTGGCTGGCCGAGGCCAGGCCCGAAGGCTGGGACGCCGGCATGATGGGCTTGCAGGCGTGGTCGCAGGAACAGGCGATCGCCTGGGTGGTTGAGTGTTTGAACAGCGGCGCGGGAACGGAAATAGAACGCCGCATCCGCAAGCTCAAGGGCGAGCCGGAGCCGATCCGTCCGCCGCTGGCGGAACCGGCTTCTACCCCTTCCGATGCTGGCGCGGGCAGTGTGGATGAGGACGTGCGTATCCCCGACCTGATTTATCGCAATGGCGACCTGGCGAATTGTTTGTCGAACGTGTATCAGATTCTGGCGCACCGGCCGGAGTGGCGCGGGGTGGTGGAGTTCGACGAATTTGCGGTGAAGCTGTCGAAGCGCAAGCCACCGCCCTTTGCCGGCGGCAAGGTGGGTGAGTGGTCCGATACCGACGACACGCGCACGGCAATGATGCTGCAGCGGCAGTATGGTTTCACGCCTGGCTCATTGCTGGTGCGCGAGGCCTTGTGCGTGCTGGCGGAGGATCATCGCTTCAACCCGGTCACCGACTGGTTGCGCAGCCTGAAATGGGATGGCGTGCCGCGCCTGGATCACTGGGCGATCGATTACCTGAATACGGGCGACACACCCTACGTGCGGTTGGCCTCGCGCTGGTGGCTGATGGGTGCGGTGGCGCGGGCCTTGAAGCCCGGTTGCAAGTTCGATTACGTGCTGGTGCTGGAAGGCCGCCAGGGCAAGCGCAAGAGCATGATGCTGGAGATCCTCGGAGGCGCGTGGTTCGGCGACCAGGAGCTGGATTTCAGCAACAAGGATTCAATGATGGCGCTGCAGGGGAAGCTGATCTACGAGATCCCTGAGCTGGGCGCTCTGGCGCGATCCGACGAGCGCCGGCAAAAGGCGTTTATCACCCGCCGGGTGGATGAGTTCCGGCCGCCGTTCGGTCGCGGCTTCATCAAGCAGCCGCGGCAGATGATCTTTGCTGGCACCACCAACGAATGGGAATGGAACAAGGACCCGACCGGCGGCCGGCGTTTCTGGCCGCTGCCGTGTGATGGCGAACTGAATCCCGAGGGCCTGTCCAGCGTGCGCGATCAGTTGTTCGCCGAGGCGATGGTGCAGGTGCTGGCCGGTGAGCGCTACTGGCCGACCGAGGAGGAACAGCGCACGCTGTTCGATCCGGAACAGCTGAAGATCGAACAGCCCGACGCAATCCTCGATGCCATCCACGATTGGGTGTTCGGACGGACAGCGATGTTCTCGCTGGCTGAGGCGGCCTTCGATGGATTGAAGCTGGATGCGTCGAAGCTGACGCGTGACATGCAGACGCGCATCGGCCAGGCCCTGCGCAAGATGGGATGCACGAAGCACGAAAAGAGCAATGGCGTCATCCGGTTCTGGTACAAGCCTCCACCTTCAGAAGAGGCCAGGTCGAAGACAGGAACGCCAGCGCAGCCGGAATGGGAGGGCGACGATGTGCCGCTCTGAACCCCATACCTTCCATACCTGCCGTGCAAGGTATGGAAGGCGCAAACCCGCACTGGGAGAGGGTTTTCCATACCTCCATACCTTCCATACCTATCCGCTCAGGCAAGCGCGGGCGCACATGCGCGTACGCGCGCGCCCTCGCGCGCATGAATTCACGATTTCAGTATGGAAGGTATGGAGGTATGGAAGAGTGTTGTGGCACAAGGCTTCCCGGCATCCATACCTAACCCACACCTCGGCGAGGTATGGAAGGTGAGGGCCAAGATGCCGATCTGCGCCGCCTTCGTCGATGCCCTGCGCGAGGTCTTTGGCGTTGATGACATCACCAACGTCATCAAGCGCGGCCTGCGCCCAGAAGCCAAGCCGGAGCACTGCGTGCATTTCGTCGAAGCCGGCCACGAGCTGGGGCAGCCGGCCGGCCTCCTGGGCGTCGAGGTATCGCCGGCGCTGCCCGTGGAACTGTCGGCACCCGTGCCAAAACGAGGCCGCCGGTGAGCGCGCCACCGTTCTCCTGGTTGTGGGGTGATCCAGCAGCGACGCTCGATCGCTTGCGGGTCACCCGGGAGAGGATGGAGAAGTCGGACAAGGAGTACCAGGAGCGCGAGCGGCGCCGCAAGGCTCGCAAGTGGCGCAAGTTGCTGAAGGCGGCGAAGAACCGGGAACTGAAAGGGCAGGCATGATCGAGTACATCAACGTGCAGCTGAGCATCTGGGGCAAATGGGCGGCCCGCCGCAACAGCGAGGGCCTGGGCTACCCGAGCATCAGTCCGATGTTCAACCAGGCGCAGCACGGCGGAAGCTATGGCAGCCAGTTGCCGGCCGGCGTGTGCGATTGTGAGTATGTGCGCGAGACCGATCAGGCGGTGTCGCGGTTGCCCGAGGCTGATCGCGCACTGTGCGTGCAGTTCTACCAGCACGGCGGCACAGCGGTGGCTGTGGCTGGGCGCTTGGGTATTGCGAGGCAGCGGCTATACGAGCGGCTTGATGCCGTTCATCGGGAAGTGATGGGGCATTTGAATGACATCGCGGCGGGGTGTTGACATGCCCGGACACTTTCTGTATAAAACGGCTATTCTGTTTGTTTTTGCGTCCAAGCCCTGCCGCTCATTCGAGCCGCTGGGCTTTTTTGTTGCCCATGCCTAGCGCTGCACCCAGGCCTTGCCGTCACCCCGGCTGCAGCCAGTTGGTGCGCGATGGCGGTGGCTACTGTCAAGCGCACAAGCGCGCAGCGCCCGGATCGTTCGCTGATCGTGAGCGAGGCAGTCGGCACAAGCGAGGCTACGGAACAGGCTGGGACAAGAAGCGCATACGCATCTTCGAGCGCGACCATTACCTTTGTCAGGAGTGCAAGCGAAAAGGCCGGCTGACCCTGGTGGGTGATAAGCCGTACTCGGCATTCTGCGATCACATCATGAATAAAGCAGAAGCTCGGGCCTTGGGCTGGACCGAGGAACAGATCGAAGCCGACGAGAACCTGGAAACGCTTTGCAAGGCATGCAACACAGCCAAGACGGACCAGGAAAAGAACCTAGGGAGGGGGTGGTAAATCTCTCCAGCTTTTTCTCTCCGGACCGAGCGGTAAGTCAAATTTTTACGTGCGGGAGTTTCGGGGGAGGGGGGGGGTAGGTAGCCCCTAGTCGAGACGTCTGCACTGATGGATCACCGAACCGCCTCCGGGCGGTTTTTCTTTTTGGAGTTGCGCATGGGATCACGAGGACCGCAGCCGCTGCCGTCGAACGTGCATCTTCTGCGCGGCAACCCGTCGAAAAAATCCGCGGCCGACCTCGCCGATGACTTTAACCCCGAGGTCGAGATCCCGAGCGCGCCGAAGTGGATCTGGCCGGAGGCGAAGAAAGAATGGCGCCGCATCGGGCGTGAGCTGGAGCGCTACGGCCTGATCTCGAAGCTCGACCGCTCAGCGCTGGTGTTGTACTGCCAGGCATGGGCCCGCCTGGTGTGGGCCGAGACCATGCTGGCCCGGGCGATGAAGATCGCCGAAGACAAGCGCGTCGAGGTCGAGGCGGACGGCGGCGAGTGGAAGGGCGGCGACGGCATCTGGGTGCCGACCGGCACGGCCGGCGCGATGCAGTACTCGCACCATTGGGTTGTCCAGCGCCGCGCCGCGCAAGAGGTGCATTGGTACCTGCAGAGCTTCGGCTTGTCGCCGGCGTCGCGCGGCCGCGTCAAGACCAGCGACAACCGCCAGGTGCCGCTGTTCGATCAACCAGGGGAGACCGCGTGGAGCAAGCTGTGACCCTGTCGTTTGCCGACCGCGCCACGCAGTACGCGCGCGCCGTCGTCGATGGGCGCACCCCCTCCTGCAAATGGCACCGCCTTGCCTGCGAGCGTCACCTCAAGGATCTCGCTCGCGTCGGCAGCGCCGGCTTCCCGTATGTCTGGAATCCCGAGCTGACCGACGCCGAAGGCATCGCCTACCGGCCCGCCGAGCGCATCTGCCGCTTCGGCGAGCTGATGCCGCACATCAAGGGCGACTGGGCCGGCCGCGGCGAGCTGATCAAGCTCGAAGAGTGGCAGATATTCATCCTGGCCAGCATCTTCGGCTGGGTGCATGCCGACACCGGCAAGCGCCGCTTCCGCGTCGCCGACCTGATCGTCCCGCGCAAGAATGCCAAGAGCACGCTGGCCGCCATCATCGGCAACTTCATGCTCGCCGTCGATGGCGAATTCGGCGCCGAGGTCTATTCCGGCGCCACCTCGCAGGACCAGGCGCTCGAAGTTTTCCGTCCGGCCCTGCTCATGGCGCGCTCCACGCCCATCTTCCGGCAGAAGTATGGCGTGCTGGCCAACGCCAGCAACCTCGCCGTCATCGAGAAAAATGCCAAATTCGAGCCGGTCATCGGCAAGCCCGGCGACGGCGCCAGCCCTTCCTGCGCGATCGTCGATGAGTACCACGAGCACAAAACCAGCGAACTGTACGACACCATGCAGACCGGCATGGGCGCGCGCTCGCAGCCGCTGATGCTGGTCATCACCACCGCCGGCAGCGACATCAGCGGCCCGTGCTACCTGCACCAAGCCGAGCTGCAGAAGATCCTCGAAGGCGCCATCGACAACGACCAGCGCTTCGGCATCATTTTCGGCATCGATGAAGGCGACGACTGGACCAGCGCGGGTGCCCTGATCAAGGCTAACCCGAACTTTGGTGTGTCGGTCGATGCCGAATTTCTCAAGACCCAGCAACGCGATGCCCAGTCCGACCCGCGAAAGCAGAACACCTTCAAGACCAAGCACCTCGACGTCTGGGTCGCCGCCGCCTCGCCCTGGCTCAACCTCTACCACCTGCAGCAGGCCAGCGATCCCACCCTCGCGCTCGAAGATTTCCAGGGTGAGCCCTGCGTCGTCGGCCTCGATCTGGCCAGCAAGCAGGACATCGCCAGCGCCGTCTTCGAATTCCGCCGCGAGATCGACGGCGACACGCATTACTACGTCATCTCCCGCAACTACGTGCCGCAGGCCGCCGTCGACAAACCCGAAAACGCCCATTACCAGGCGTGGGTGCATTCCGGCCACCTGATCGCCACGCCCGGCAACATGATCGACCTCGAGCAAGTGCAGGAAGACATCTTCGCCATCGCCGAAACCGTCGTCATGCGCGAGATCGCCAAGGATCCATGGGGCGGCCAGCAGATCGGCGCCAACCTCGCGCAGCAGGGCTTCGAGGTCGTCGATATACCGCAGCAAGTGCGCTTCCTCAGTGAGCCGATGAAAGACATCCAGGCCCTGGTCGATGCCGGCCGCTTCCACCATGACGGCAACCCCTGCTACGTCTGGCAGCTCAGCAACGTCGAAGTCGCGCCCGACCGCAACGAAAACATCTTCCCGCGCAAACTGCGCGCCGGCAACAAGATCGACGCCGCGGTCGCCACCATCATCGCGCACAACCGCTCGATGGTCGTCGAGCCCGAATCCGCCGGTGTCGGCGTGGAGGTCTGGTGAAACTATTCGGTATCGAATTCGGACGCAAGTCCGGCGGCAGCAGCCTGGCCGAGATACATGCCCTGCTCGCCGAGCAACAAGGTGCCGGCTGGTCCTCCGGCTCAAAATCCGGCGCCGCCGTCAATTGGAAAACCGCTGCGCAAGTCAGCGCCGCCATCGCCTGCGCCCGCGTCATCGCCGAAGGCCTGGCGCAGGTGCCCTTCAAGCTGTTCCGCGAAGACGACAATGGCGGGCGCGAAGCCGCCAAGGCGCACCCGCTCTACAACTTGCTGGCGAACAAGCCGAACGCCTGGCAGACCAGCTTCGAATTCCGCGAAATGCTTGGCCTACACCTCGCCTTCTGCGGTGGTGCCTACATCTTCCCGGTGCGCGTCGAGGGGAAGATCGTCGAGCTGCTGCCGTACCAGCCGCAGCAGGTCACCGCCAAGCGCAGCGGCTGGGACGTCAGCTACGACATCAACACCGGCAACGGCAAGACCATCACCATCCCCGGCAACCAGATGTGGCACCTGCGCGGCCCCAGCTGGGACAGCGTGGTCGGCCTCGAGCCGGTGCGCCTCGCGCGTGAGGCCATCGGCCTGGCCCTGGCTACCGAAGAGCACGGCGCCCGCATGTTCAGCAACGGCGCCCGCGTTGGCGGAGTACTCAGCAGCGAGTCGTCGCTGAAGGAAGACCAGGTAAAAACGCTGCGCGAAAGCTGGGAAAAAGCGCAAGCCGGATCCGGCAATGCCTACAAGACCGCCATCCTGTGGGGCGGCCTCAAGTGGACGCCGACGGCGCAACAGAACGACCATGCGCAGCTCATCGAGCAGCGCCGCTTCCAGGTTGAGGAGATCTGCCGGCACTTCCGCGTCATGCCGATCATGGTCGGCAGCGCCGACAAAACCGCCACTTACGCCAGCGTCGAGCAGATGCTCATCGCGCATGTGGTGCATACGCTTGGACCGTGGTACTCGCGCATTGAACAGTCGGCCGATGCCGCGCTGCTCAGCGCCAAGGACATCGAAAACGGCTACTACTTCAAGTTCGTCGCATCGGCTCTCATGCGCGGGGCGCACGCCGATCGCGCCGCCTACTTCAGCAAGGCGCTCGGCGCCGGCGGCAGCCCGGCCTGGATGACGCAGGACGAAGTACGTGCCCTCGAAGAGCTCAACCCGCTCGGCGGCCCTGCCGCCGCGCTGCCCATCGCCACCAACGTGCCCAAGGATCCGGGCCAAGGAGCCACACCATGACCACCAAGACCCTCGACTTCGGCTTCGAACTCAAGGCCCTCAGCGAAACCGGAAAATTCTCCGGCTACGGCTCCGTGTTCGGCGTCAAGGACAGCTACGACGAAATCGTCGCCCCCGGCGCCTTTGCCGAATCGCTCGCTGCGCAAAAAGAAGCCGGCCGCCTGCCGGCGCTGCTCTGGCAGCACCGCAGCGGCGAACCGCTCGGCGTCTATACCGACATGGTCGAAGACAGCATCGGCCTCAAGGTCGAAGGCCAGCTCGCGCTCACCACCACGCGCGGTGCCGAAGCCTACGAGCTGCTCAAGATGAAGGCCATCAGCGGCCTCTCCATCGGCTTCATGACGCGCGAAGACAACTACGACCGCGTCACCGGCATCCGCACCCTGAAAAAGGTCGACCTGTGGGAAGTCTCCCTGGTCACCTTTCCCGCCAACGATGCCGCCCGTGTGCAGGGCATCAAGAGCATCGAAGGCATCGACGACCTCAAGACGGCCGAGCAATACCTGCGTGATGCAGGCTTTTCTCGCCGCGAAGCCGTGGCATTCATCGCCAGGGTGAAACACCTCGGACAGAGTGATTCTGATGGAGGCATGCAGCAAATCCTCGACGCCCTGAAAGCGCGAGACCACCTACTTGCCCACTGAAAGGACACATCATGCAAAACAAACACTGGAAGTACCTCTTCGCCGCCGTCCTGGCGGTCCTCGCCACCGCCTCGTTCGCCGGCCACCCTTTGGTCGGCCCCGACATGCTTGCCGGTCTGACCCTGCTGCCGCTGGCGCTGGGTGAGATCTCGCCCGTCGGCGAAATCAAGGAGCTGATCCAGAAGCAAGGCGAAGCCTGGGAAGAGTTCAAGCGCACCAACGACGAGCGCCTCAAAGCCAAGGCCGACGGCAATGCCATCTCGGATCTCGACGCCAAGCTCGCCAAGATCAACGACGCCTTTGCCGAACAGCGTGCCGCGCTGCTCGAGATGCAGAAAAAGGCCGCCCGCCCCGGCGCCGGCGCCGACGAGCAGAACGAAGAGCAGGCCGCGCGCAAGAACTCCTTCGAGCGCTTCCTGCGCAAAGGCGAGCAGGGCCTCGACGACATCCAGCGCAAGGCCATGCAGACCGGATCTGATACCGACGGCGGCTTCCTGGTCCTGCCCGAAATGGACATGACCATCGACCGCATCGCGCCCACCATCAGCGCCATGTACCGCCTGGCCAACGTCGTCACCATCGGTTCCGCTAAGTGGGAAAAGATGGTCAAGACCGCCGGCATGGCCATGCGTCGCGTCGCCGAAGGCGCGGCCGGCGGCGAAACCACCAACCCGAAATACAGCAAAGTCGAGATCGAGGCGTTCGAAGCCGAAGTCGAGCCCTGGGTGTACAACGCCACGCTGGAAGATGCCTTCGTTGACCTCGTCGCCGACCTGGCGGAAGAGGCCGCCATCGGCTTTGCCGAAGGTGCCGGCAGCGAGTTCATCAGCGGTAACGGTGTCGGCAAAGCGCGTGGCATCACCGCTTACAGCAACGTCGCCAATGCCTCCTACGCCTGGGGCTCGGTCGGTTACATCGCCAGCGGCAAGTCGGCGGCGTTCGCCTCGGTCGCTCCGGCCGACAAGATCGTCGACCTGCAGCACGCGCTCAAGGCGCAGTACCGCCCCGGCGCCGTCTGGCTGATGAACGACGCCACGCTGGGCACCGCGCGGCAGATGAAGGACGGCAGCGGCAGCTACTACCTGTGGCAGCCGGACCCCGCTGGCGCCTTCGGTGGTCGCTTCCTCGGTCATCCGGTCGAGGTCGATGACAACATGCCCGCCATTGCCGCCGGCGCCTACTCGGTCGCCTTCGGCAACTTCAAGCGCGGCTACACCATCGTCAACCGTGCCGGCACCACCCTGATCCGCGACAACGTCACGGCCAAGGGCACCACGAAGTTCAACTTCCGCCGGCGTTTCGGTGGCGGCATCACGCACTTCGAAGCCATCAAGCTGATGAAGTTCGCCACCTCCTGATCTGGCTCCGCTCAGGCACCCAAGAGGCCCGCCATCGCGCGGGCCTCTGTCGTTTCACGGCCGCATTGCGGGCAGCAAACATCTTACCCACCGAAAGGAATCGATCATGACCATCAAAGACCTTCACGGCAGCATCCGCACCAAGACCGTCATTTCCCCCGTCGCCATCGGCGCCAACGCCACCAAGACCGGCATCGTCATCGACCGC